TGAGGTAAAAAAGATTAGATGGCAACATGGTGCTGAGGAAATGGAATTAAAGGGTGGTCGCAGGTTTGTGGTAAAAGCTGCAAACAACGCATCTCGAGGAATTTCTGCGCCATCTAGCATTCATCTTGATGAGTTAAGAGAATACAAAGATGAGGATGCTTGGTCATCAATGCGATACACAATGATGGCTTCAAAAAATCCGCAAGTATGGATTTATTCAAATGCCGGAGATCAACATTCAGTTATTCTAAACAAACTTAGGGAACGCGCTATCGCAGCCAGCGTGAACCCCTCCGATACGATCGGTTGGTTTGAATGGAGTGCCGAGCCAGATGCACCGATTACCCTTCCGTCGGGTGAGATCAATTGGCCAGCCTTCGCTCAAGCCAACCCTTCGCTTGGTATAACAATTCATCCAGATAACATTAAAGCTGTTATTAATGATCCACCTGATATTGTGCGAACCGAAGTTTTATGTCAATGGGTAGATACAATCAATTCTGCAATCGATGCACAGAAATGGGAATTGTGTAAAACTGACCCAATACCATTAGATCCTGACAAAGAAACTTGGTTTGGATTAGATTTAAGTCCAGATCGTAAATTTGGTGCTTTAGTAGCAACTCAAAAGCTGCCGGGAGAAAGATTTAATTTAGTTTTACTCCATACATGGTCAAATGATTATTCAATCAATGATTTAGCGGTTGCAAACGATATTGCACCTTATGTAAGAAAATATAATGTTCAGACTGTCGCTTATTCCAAAAGGACTGCACAAGCCGTCGCAAGTCGGCTAGTTCCTGCTGGAATTCCCATTACAGATATGGATGGGGCGATATACGCTGAATCATGCGATCGATGGTTAGGCGCAATAAATTCCCATCGATTACAACATGGTGGTCAGGAGGAACTGACTCAACAAACTCTTTCCGCTGCGAAACTGCCCTATGGGGATGGGTCATGGATCATCGGAAGAAGGGCTAGCAGGGTGGCGGTTTGTGCAGCTGTCGCCAGCAGTCTTGCAACCTATTTTGCAACACAGGTAGAAACGGAAGTTGATATTCAAATAGCATAATATATTGACTTTATGGTATATTATATGCTAATGGGATTATTTGATAGATTTAGAGCAACACAAGAAAATCCAGTTGATGTAGCTGCATCACTCTCACCTTACAACGCGCAACAATTAGTTGGCGGAATTTTATTTGGAACAACAACTGCAACTCGCGAACAGTATATGGCCATCCCATCCGGAGCACGCGCTAGAAATATAATTTGCTCAACAGTTGGTTCGCTTCCTCTTGAGCAATACAATCATTTTACAAATGAACACATAAGACCAAATCGTGTAATTATGCAACCAGATCCAAGAGTTGCAGGTTCAGCAATTTATGCTTGGATCGCTGAGGATTTATTATTATACGGAGTTGCTTACGGAATGGTAATGGACTCTTATGCTGCAACTGATGCTTCAAGAATTAGAGCATGGACAAGAATTGCGCCAAATAGAGTTTATGCTTCATTAAATGCTAATTCAACAGAAATTGAGTATTACACAGTTGATGGTAAGCGAGTGCCACCATTTGGAATCGGATCTCTAATTGTATTTAATGGATTAGATGAAGGAATTCTTAATCGAGCAGGTCGCACAATTAAAGCAGCAGCAGAATTAGAAAAAGCAGCTGAAATGTATGCGAAAGAGCCAATGCCACAAATGGTTTTGAAATCAAATGGCACAAACTTAACTCCAGAGCGTATTACAAAATTATTAGAGTCATGGAAAGCATCAAGATCAACAAGATCAACTGCATTCTTAAATGCTGATGTTGAATTACAAGCACTTGGCTTCGATCCTGCTAAATTACAATTAAATGAGGCCAGACAATACCTTGCTCTGGAAATCAGCAGAGCGTCGGGAATTCCGGCATCATTTGTATCTGCTGAAACTACTTCAATGACTTATTCAAATATGACAGCCGAAAGAAAAGCGTTAATTGATTTTTCATTACGACCAATTTTAACTGCAATTGAACAAAGATTATCTCAAGCCGATTTCTGCCCTAATGGTATTGAAACTCGATTTGACATTGACGATTTCTTGCGTGGATCTGCTTTAGAGCGTGCGCAAGTTTATGAAATCCTAAACCGCATTGGCGCGATGAGCGTTGAGCAAATCCAAGAGGAGGAGGACTTGATTCGATGAAAATCAATTTCCCAATAACACTAACCGCAGCCGATAACAAAAAGCGTACCTTAACTGGTCGCATTGTAAGCTGGGATGAAAAAGGCTTTACCAGCGCAGGCGCAACAGTATTTGAAAAAGATAGCATTGATTTCTCAAAGCCAATTAAATTATTGCTGGAGCATGATCGCACTCGACCAATTGGAAAAATGATCGATGTTACAGCTGACGATCAAGGCATTGAGGCAACCTTCAAAGTCGCAGCAACTATTGCTGGCGATGATTCTTTACTAGAAGCAGCCGAAGGTTTAAGAGATGGATTTAGCGTTGGTGTAAAAATCAACGAATGGAAAAATGAGGAAGGCGTGCTACGCATCAAAGCAAGTTCCTTACAAGAAGTTTCACTAGTAACCGAGCCAGCAATTGATTCTGCAAGAGTGGCGGAAGTTGCAGCTAGTGAAACACCAGAGAATTCCGAAGCAACCGCTGAGGAAACAACAACAGAGGAGAACAAAGTGTCAGAGATTACATCTGAGGCTCCTATCGCGACCGAAGCGGTAGAAGCGGCACAAGCTCCAACTGTAACTGCAAACTACGTTGCTTACACAAAGCCACGTATCAATGAGAATGTTACAGCTGGACAATATGTTGCAGCACAAATTAAAGCAGTTCAAGGCGATCTAGATGCACGTGATCTAGTAGCTGCATTAGCAATTGGAACAGTTTCAGAAAACACAGGAATGGTTCCACCAAATTACCTACGCGATGTAATTGGCGTAATTGATTCATCAAGGCCGTTTATCGATAGCATCGAGCGCGCACCGCTTCCTGCTTCTGGGCTTAAAATCTATACTCCAGTATTAGGAGCGCAAGCAATTGTTGGGCAAACAGCAGAAGGCGTTGAATACGCATCTCAAGATACAGCTGTAACCTTTCAAGAGGATAATATCGTCAAGTTCGCTGGCGCAAACGTAATCAATCAAGAAGTTCTAGATAGATCAGACCCTTCATTCCTAGATCTTTTAATTCGTGAACTTGCTGCATCTTATGCACAAAAGACTGATGCTTATGCAGCAAAAATTGCTGTAAATAATTGCGGTTCAACATCAGCAGCTTCAATTTATGCATCAATTGCAAAAGGTATTGCAGATTCTTACAATGTAATGCGCTTTACACCTAATCGCTTAATGGTTGCTCCATCAGGTGGCGAAGATGGCATTGATTTCGCTGGATTACTTGGTGCAGTAGCAGATGGTCGTCCACTATTTGCAGCAGCAGCTCCACAGAATGCAGCTGGCTTAATCACACAAGGTTCAACAAATGGAACAGTTGCAGGACTTGATCTAGTTGTAGATCCTAATTACACAGGCGATAACTCAAATGTAAAGTATGGACTTGTTTATCCATCAGCAGCTATGAGATTCCATGAGAGTGGACTTTTTGACATCCGTGCCAACATTGTTGCTAACGGACGCGTTGAAATCGGTCTATATGGATATGCAGCAGTAGTAAATCGCTACCCAACAGCATTCCGCGGACTATCAGTAGCTTAATTTAACTGAGTGCCTATGGTTGCTCCCGATCATAGGCATCCTTTAATGGGAGTAAGGAGATGACATGCCAACCATAATCACAGCCACCGAGTTGAGATCCGTGCTTGGCGTGTCATCTGCCTTGTATGACGATACTTACCTAAATGGAATTATTGATACAGCAGAAAACACTATTCTGCCAATGTTAGTTACATTCAAAAGTTCAATTCAAAAAACAGTATTAAATGATAATATCGCCACATTCGAAACACTTGGCGTGCATGAATTTACCGAAGGTCAATCAGTAATTATTACGGGATGCGGAACACCTTACAATGGAACAAGAACAATACTTGCAGACAATCTTGGCGCAACTACCTTTTCAGCTGCAATCACAAATGCCGACATCAATGAAGCAAATGTTATTCCAAGTGGAATTGCCACTTTATCTGGAGCATCAACTTATGTTGGAAACCAATCTATTCGCTCCGCTACCTTCGTAGTATCAGTAGAAGTATTCCAATCAAGAGTTGCAGCCGGTGGCCAAATCGAAGGCGTTGATTT